AAAGATTGCCTTGAGGAGAAGTGTCATCGGTTGCAGAAGTCTGAGCTATTGGATTGACGTTAACCATTTTAGTGAAAGAGCCGAGAAATTCCGGACGCTGAAGACGAGCATCAGGAGAAACTACGCCAAAGAAAGAGCGGAGAACTTCTGTATACCGACTACCACCACGAGCAAGGCGTTCATAGAACTTCTGCATCTGGAAAGCAGTACGAAGACTGTTGATCGTAAAGATGCTTGAAGTGTCCAAATCAACATAAGAATCATTGCCGAGGTAAGTAGAAGCTTTTTGAGCATCAATAGTTACATCTGAAGAGGTATTACCGGCAAAACCACCTATGGTACTATAATTTTCAGCATAACGATGAATACGAATAGAATCATTACCAAATGTAACTCTACGGCCGCCTGAAGAAGAGGCATCACCGCCATAAGCTGAAACAGCGGCGAGCTGTCTATCGCCACTATGGAGAAGATAACCAGTAGCAGGTGTCGGGTCAACTATAGAAGCAGTACCGGCAAGACCTACAGAAACGCCAGGTCCTTTCTGTGTCCACGGAAGAGCAGAAGTAAAGTAATCATGACGTTTACCACGAGGCGGACAGGCTAAGCCGGGAACAATATTGGTACCTGACGTGAAAACCCAAGAAGGCTGCTCGGCAGCTCGAGCAGAGTTTAAAACTTCGTTAGTATCGCCTTTCTGAATCTTGACGGATTTTTGGAGGTTTTCGTCTCTAAACCATTCGTTGTAAATAAGATAAACGCCACGGAATGGAAGAGCACTAATACCAGATAAATTACCAGACGTATTCACGGGCAAGCCGAAATAATCCCAAAGAGAGCCTATATAGGCATTTTCAGAGTTACCAGTAGCAGAAACAGTAGGGATAACATAATCAGTGCTATCATCAGGGTCTTCCTGTTCAAAACAGAAATTCTGCCAGTGTTCCCAAACAAGGCGATTTGGGACAAAAAAGAAAAACCAGTCCAGATAAATATTATCCATAATAGGCTTAATAGGAGTAGCCAAGCGAGCGAAATAATTAACAGACATACGAGTAGTATCGCCAGGCAAAACCTCATCAATAAATACAGGTATAAGCTTGCCTGAATTAAAAGTTGTCTTATAAACATGAGAACGGTCAAATTTAGTTCTTTTCATGTACATTGCAGGAGCATCGCTGAAGCGATGTCCTCGAACTCTTATTTTTTTTCGAGCCAAAATTTCACCTTCTTCGAAGTGTAAACCTAATAATTAACCTAAAGCAAATTATTATTAGGTTTTAGATTATTTTTGCGTCACCTACGCCAGTTACATCAAGTAAGTAACTGGCTTCGGTGACGCCTATTTTTGTATTTTTTCATTATTTTGTTCTAAAGTGTTACTTTCTTTTTGTGTTTGTTCACTACTTACAGACTGTTGTGGTTCATCAAAGGTATATTTGCTACCGTATAGACCTTGTTGTTGGAGATATTCAAGCGTTGCAGGATCATTCAAACGGTCGATGAAATTCATAGGATCGTGACCGAATTTTGCTCGAACATAAGCGGGTAAACTATAGAATTCTTCACGAACTCCGGACACAAGCTCAAGCGCTGTACTGTAGTCGCCGGGAAGCGTTGCATCTCCGAACTGCAAGTAAGCGTATTGCGAACTATCGCCGAGGTCAAGAGTCATGATACCTTTCTGACCGTCTGCATACTTATTTACGATGTAATTGATATCAGTTTCCTCTTTCTCGTCCTGAACTGTAAGAGAGGGCATGGTAAACTCAATACCGCAATGGTCATGTTCTTCTGCAGGATCGTAAGCTGTCTTAAATTTCATGATTTCACCTCCTTTCGCAGGCGCCTAGACGCGGCGGGCGTGGCGTACAAAAAAAGGGCGATCTCCGTGAGATCGTCCTTTTTCTGATACGCTCTTTACTAGATTATCACTTAGTAGAATCATTGTCAATAGTCTGCACATATTCTATGGCGCGACCAACCATGACAGGAATACGGGACTCGTCACAATTCTCAACGTAATAGCGACCGTCGCCGTCACCGAGATTGCCAATATAATACAAAGTAAAATCTTCAGGATATTTTTTAATAAGCATTTTATCATCGTTGACTATACCTTCAAAAGCTCGCAGAGCAAGCATATCATTGTGGTAAACCTGTGGAGGACTGAACTGTTCAGCCTTAGAATCATAAATGGAATAAAGTCTCAGCGGAACCATCTCCTTTTCTAAATGCAATTAAATACCTACGAATCATAAGATAAATCGTAGATGATACAACAAAATAATCCTTATCAAGACGAATAACCCTAAAACCATCAGGCTTTAGACGGTAAGCGGCATATTTACTACCACGAAAGAGAAAGTTGAAAGAAATATCACGCTCACGAAGAAAATTTTTAACAGCTTCAAATTCACTAATAAACACCACCTCTTTTCTGACTTAATGATAACACAGTCACAATACCTTGTCAAGTTTTCTGCCAAGAAAATGTTTATATTTACCTTCCTGAACACGGCAACGGTCAACCAAACGCTCAAAAGTATTGTTCTCCAGATTATGAAGCATCTTCTCAATACGGTTGTTACGAATAAACTCCATCCAGTGAGGATGCGTTTCGCCAAATTTTTTGTCGTAATAACGAGGAGGACGCATCTTTTTGCCGTTGATAACAACATAATCATTGGCATAACATTCTTCACCATGATCTTCGAGCCATTTAGCACCTATGCCAGGACGATTGGAAGCAACCATAAATTCAGGAATACGACCTTTATAGTGAAAAGGAGCATCTTTACCTGTCTGCTTTTTAACTATATAGCGAGCGACATAGGCAGCAGAATCAAAACTAAACTCACCAATAAGATGCATACCGTATTTCCATACTTTGGCAAAACGAGAAGAAGTATAAGTATTATAACCGTCTGTACGGAACCGAAAAATTTTGTCATCAAAATCAATATTAAACAAAATGTAATGATAATGGGGGCGACCATGAAGTTCACCATATTCACCACAGCCAAGAAAACGAATACCACTGCCATACTCACGACGAAGATTTTTCATGAAAGTCTGATGAAATTTCTTGCTTAAGCTTTTATCACGCGGCAAATGATAATCGTCGAAAGTGCAAGTAACGAAATAAGCAGAAGACGAAGAACGGGCTTCGTGAACAGCACGGACAGCCCACTGTCTACTATTTTCGAGACGACAGCCAATGCATTGTTTACAAGAACAACGAATGAAACGGCTATCGCCAGCAAGCTCAGGGTGAGAAGCAAGGCTACCGTAAAAAATATAATGTTGTTTTCCACTTTTCGTAATCGCTCCTTCAACTGGGTACATAAGAACCGGATTGTAACAAACCATATTAATCACCTGTACCGATTGTATCAGGATTAAGTCAGAATGTCAAATCCTAAATCCACCTCGTCCTACTCTTTTAAAATTTCTGCGACGAGATCTGGAGGTACGCCGAAAAAGACGGCGAGAACCTCGTTTAGACAAGCGACGCCGTCTCATTTAGCATCCCTCCAAGAACCGAAAAAACGGCTAGTTTTTTTAGAATCATTCTTATTAGCAACTGGCTCAACAAGTTGCGCAACATCGGTTTGAAAATCCGAGGCAACCTTTTTAGCAGTAACAGTATTCGAAGAAGCTTTACCTTTCAGAGCTTCAATTAGATCTACAACTTCTTGAATAAAAGGGACAACAACGGTGACAATAAAAGTCAGAATCATAGTAGTTTTATTAGACATAAATATTATCTCCTTCCAATATAGCGACCTCCGAGGAAGCCTATAACATTTTTGACAGCAGAACCAACACCACTAGCGACAGATCTAGGAGCACCTGTAAGACTTTCAAGATTCTTATAAAAATCACGTTCCATACCTGCCATTTCAGTTTGAATATTATCAAAAGCGGCAGCAGAATTAGCACGATTAGCAGAAGCAATGTTGTTTAAAACACCAGAGTTAAGGTAAGAACCCTGAAGACGAAGGTTTTCAAGCTCCAAATTCATCTTTTCAAGCTCATAACCAAGACGTTTTTCATAAGTCTGCTCACGAAGATTCAAATCATTTGCAAGAATACCATTCTCAAGAATTATACCATGGGTTCTCTGGCGCACAGAATCGGCTTCTGCGATGAGTTTTTCAATTTGAGATAATGAAAGATGCTCGGCATTCTTAGCCTGCCTTTCAGCGGCACTAGCGGCTCTAGCAGAGTTCATGGTAGAACCAATATCACTCATACCTACAGAAGCAGCTGAAGCTCCAGATATAGAACCGCCTATACCATTAGTTGCGGCAAGAATAGGATTGAGGCCAGCCTTGCGCATATCTTCTACAGCCCATTGATAACGATGTTTATAGTTTTCAACGTTCCATTGGTTAGCCTGTGCGGCATTAGCAGAATTGTAATGATTCTGAACTGCAGATCCTAATACAGAACCAGCAACACTGCCTAATGTATCAGAAAGCCATGACATAAAACCAACTCCTTCTAAAAGTGATCAACAAGACCGGGCGTACCAAACATAGGCATAGGACGCACAGTAATGTAACGGAAACCTATGTCAAGCAAGAACTCAGGCTCACTGGGAACAGCGATAATGCGATTAATAGGCGGTTTTTCAACAATAAACTCCTCGTTGAGAGTCGGGGCATTTTTAAAGAACTGAGACAGGTGCCACTTATCCAAAGAACCACCAGTTACAGAGCTACGGAACTTACCTGTAATCTGCGAAGGTTTATAGCGATATTCGGCATAACGTTCCTGATAGCCGAAAACAGTAGTATCAGCTTCAGAACCTTGAGCATAAATCTCACGAAGCTCAATAGCCTGTTCGCCAAGATGAGCGAATGTAGGCCAATAGAAATCATAAACCGTAGAGCGAAGCCACATCTTGTTAATACCTTGCTGGTAAGTAAGATCGGCACGAGCGCATACAAAGCCAAAAATATAACCATGCTCAACAAAAGATTTAGTAAAGCCATGGAACTTGGCAGCAGTAACACCATAAGCAGAAAGATTGCCTTGAGGAGAAGTGTCATCGGTTGCAGAAGTCTGAGCTATTGGATTGACGTTAACCATTTTAGTGAAA